CGCCACTCGATGGTGACGAGGTACTGTAACCCGATCTGGCTTGGGTTGTACACGAATATTGGTGCGAACCCTTCGAAGTCTGTCTGGAAGCCAGTCGAGCCCCACGTCACAGCCTGTGCAGCTGTTCCTCCGTCCACGTATCGGCGCGGGACGAAGTCAGACAGCACTGACATGTTGTTTGGAATGGCGTTCACTTGAACGCCACGCATGGCTAACTTCGCCGCTGAGCACTGTCGTGGGGCACTGTATGCCACCAGCTCCTTTGCGACGTCTTCCCACGTGCGAGTGTCGCCCATGAGGTCCAACACCACCTTCGATCTGCCGATGAAGGCGATTCCGTCTGTCGTCTGGAGAGCCTCGGGGTTGATGATCTGAACCGTCATTGCCGACGGAACCATCCTTGCTTGGTCGAGGCCAGACGCGGCTATCGCGGCGCTGGGGTGGATGCGGGTGTTGTCCGCCGCTCCGATGGCGGCGATGGGGTTTACGCTGCTCACCGCGGAAATGTTCAACCACGTCGTCTCGGTGAACTGGTTGCCTGGCCCCTTGAAGGTGCCAAACAGTACCACCTTGGCCGACGGGGAGAAAATGTCGGTGGTGCGAATCACTGAATACGCACCCACCGCGCGGGGCAATGGCAAATGGCAGGGGTGCATCGCGTTCAACGCGTGCTTGTAGTTGTTGCCCCTCGGTGCGGCCTTGTGCCGCGCAGAAGGCTTTGAGAAGGCGGTCTTCGTGACCTGCGCAACACCCTGCTTAATGCCATAAAGGTCTTTTCCCCCTTGCTTCTTCTTCTTCAACGTCTTCTTAACACCCAACTTGCGGACCATCTTGGCCATAATGGAGATTGGTGTTTCGCTAGAAACTAATTAGACTGAGACTGGGTCCTCCCCAGGTCGTCGTGAGCCATCGACTCCGATGGACTGACGGAGTGAAACCGTGAAACTATGTACAGAGCGATTTGTGTGTCCAAATGTTCTTCGTAGGCTGGACCACACGTGCACACACCCAAGACAAGCTCTCCGCACGTGCTCGGCCAAAACTATCGGGTTTCCCCGTTCGGCGCCGAGCCAGGGCGATCAACTCCTGGTGCTTCCAATTAGGTGGGCTCAAGAACCACCTACAACCGACATGACATGAATGGGATCAACGGCTACCATGGATGTTTGATAGTCAACGTGAGAGGTCGGCGGGCTTGGAAAACTTGTCTCTTCTACTAGGTGCGGCCAGATTTGTCAAGCAGTGCTGGCACACATCGCAACCATTCTTTGGTTCCTCTTCCAACACACCACGCCATTACAGCTTGGGTGCCGGGGTCACATCCCTTTGGGATGCGCGGGAGAGGGGGAACTCCTGTATCGATTAAGGCGGCTAACCCTCCGCGGTTGCAAACCCGCGTCCGATACGGCCTTCACCTCAGGCCAGCTCCTTCCACTGGACCGGCAGGCTGCGCCCTGCTTGCGCTCATCAAGCGAGGGGTCAAGAATAAGCCTGGCTTCTTGGGGTTTCTCCCTTCTGAACCCCGGACAAAGGAGAGGGGGGCGGATTGTCCCCTTGGTTTGCATATGTCCTACGCCATCTCCCCTGAGGCATTTCCTCCTCAAGGCCTGGGACTTCTAATTAAACAACACGGAGTGAAACGTTTTTCACCACACCCAACATGTGGCGCTAGGCCTCAGCCATGCGCCACGACTGCGGAAGGCTCGCACGAAAGCCATCCCAGTCCTTCAGCACGTCATAATCCCACAATCTCAATGTGAATTGTGACAGTTCTTCCTCAGTGCACTCAAACCCAACTGCCGCCAAACGATCTCGTTCAGAGCTGTCGAATGACATGGCGGCACCATTCTTGAGGTTGATTTCTGCCACAATCTCGGGTTCAGCGAACTCGGCATCGCCGCCGCATGTCCGCATGACTAGATCTCGGTCAACTTTCGTCTTGACGGTCAAACTCTCGTAGAACCGCAAGTACTTGGTCGAAATCGTGGGCGACAATCCTGCGAATTCATATGCCCTTGACAGTGCTGCGGCTCGCGATATGGCTTGGCAGCCATTGCGATCCTCCGCGTTGAAGCACTCAATCATCGTGGGGCTGCAGGAGATGCCTGCACGGGCAAAACACCGGTCAATCTCTGGCATGAGCACCCCTGTGGGCCCATTCTTGTCCAACGCATGGTAGTAACCGGTGAATAATGCTCGCGTCTCACGAATAAAGATCTTCATATTGAACCCTAAACGTTCCCACCTCTGCATAAGGGAAACATATAGCTCATCGTCCTCCTTTATTTTTGGTGTCGTCGAGAGGATGCTGTCATCTCCCTCGAAAGCACTGGCCAACCACCTGAGAATTCCTGCGTGATCACGCCCGTAGCGCACATCAGGATCCAAAAACATCTCAGGCATCTCAAAAATGGCACAGTGCCAACATGTGAAGTTCGTCCACCAATTGAGGGCCGAAGTTCCGCGGTGACCGCTCCTGCGAATGGCGTCGATGATAAACTTTCTGAATTCTCCGTTCTTTTTGAAAGTTAGCGTAAGCTGTCTCAACACCGATACGTCGCTATGAGCTTGAACCCAACTCTCAGGTTGTGACATCATCACCTTCAAGATTGTCGCAACATGAATGATGTCTGGGTTCTCCACACAATCGCGGAGTGAGCTGCTGCATGTCGTGTCCCAAGCGGATCCATCGCCCTCAAAGACAGAAGCGCCGGGTGCGCCGTTCTGCCCACTACGCTCAGTGCTCTGAGCCGGACCCTTACTGGTCTTTGAGTAGGCCGCATTCGGGACACGCAATTCAGCCGCGATCCTTTCCATGGCTTTGCGCTTGCCAAGACCCTTGATGGTCTTCTTCGGCATATGCTTCTTGATCAAATCTTCAATGCAGCAAATGGTGAGCAGCGCGAGCACCTGGCCCTCGTCACCATCTGCAATAAGCATCCTTGGCGCTTTGCCCTCTGGCATCGGTTCCAACTTAACATCACATGACAACTTGAAGCTCGGTTGTATTCGGCAACACAAGCCTTCAATGGTTTTGTTAAGCCGGTCCTCCGTCCATTTGCCTGACCTCAGATCAGAAAAAAGGCTTTTCTCCCACCACTGGGTCACACGCCTCGCACTGAATAATGAGCGGCGCGGGTTGTCTCCAATGGCTTCTGACACCAATCTCCCGATCAGTGCCTTGTCGTCCTTGTTCGCTGTG